GACTTCGACACTGGCCCCGCTTTGGGGTCTGAAGGGGTCGCTGACCGCTCGTAATACGTTTTGCCTAGTCCTTGTTCGATTTTCATATTTTTTCGATTTGTTCTGCTTCTTTAAGGCTTACGTTGATTGACCATAAATGCCCCCAAACTTCCTTTGTCTGAATCCACTTGAAGAATTTAGACATGGCTTCCATGTGGTCTTCGGCTTCAATGTAAAGAGTCCCTTTGAATAAGTTGGCATGTGACACATAATCCGCTGCGTAAACTTTCATTTGAATAACTTTGTGAGGGTTGTGGCGATCTTGCCCAGTTTACTGAGTTTGCTTTGTTTAGGGTTCCTGAGTGCGCCAAGCAATGCGATTGTCATTTCAAGATCGCTTCCGATTGCGCGGGTTCTTGTCTTGAACGGTGTGTGTGTAACTCTCACGGCTCCACCTCCTTCGCCATTGCTTCAAATGCTTGTGCGATCTTGTCAACGTGGGCCTTTACTGGCTGCTTCTTTGTTTCGGGAATAACTTCGACTTCTACGGGTTCCACGATTTCCGCCTCGATTTCCTGCGTCTCTACGGGTTCCTCGATGAACGGGTTGACCTTTACCGGAGTTACGTTCCTTGGCGGTTCTGCAAAGTCTCGCACCTCGTCTTGCGTATACATCCCCAAGCTCATATCTGAAGCGTATGCGCGGCTCCAGAAGCTCGCTGCACGGTATCGGAGCATCTGCCCCGGCATCGTGAGCCATTTCGAGCCGCTTTTAGTGCTCCAGCCTTCTTTCTTTGCCATTTCAAGCGTGATGCGCTCGCCTTTCAGCTCCTCGCCGCTTTCTCGGTCCCTTGCCACAGCGTAGCACCAAGACGGGGCTTCATCCGAGTCAAACACGAATCGCAGGGGCGAGAACTTCCCGCTTGCGTTAATCATGCCGATCAATGCCGTTGCACTCCAAGAGGGACGGCCATGAATAATTGCGAGGTTTTGGCAAACCATCAATGGATCGAGGCGCGTCCGCTTTGCTACGTTCAAGGCAATCGCGCAGTTTGCGACGTTTCCGGCAAAGTCTTTGGGGACCAAGGTGGACTTGCTCAGCATCATCGCTTGCCGTTGGATAAGCTCAAAGGCTTGAGTTTCTGCGCTCACTTGCGCCAGTGCCATGCTTTGCGGTTCGTGCGCCGCAATCGCCTCGTTTGTTTTTGGTGTTGCTGTCATGTTTTCGTTTTGTTTGGTTTGTGCTAATGGTTTACGCTTCGTATTCGTTCACGACGATTTGTCCTTCTGAGACGCCGTATCCGAAAGCCCTCAGAGCAGGGACGACGAGACACACAACAACCTCTTCTAGTGTGTGATCGTCTCCCGGAATCCAGATTTCAACTTTGGGGTTTTGCAATTCTGTTTTGCGTCCGTGGTTTTCTGTCGGTTCGATGGTAATCTTCATGTTTTTGGTTTGTTTGGTGCTGAATGCGTGTTCGTTTTAGCCGGGTTCGATCCGGTTTCAAGCGCAAATTTCAATTTCTTTTTCTTTTTCTTCTGGTTCTGCCCCGTATTGGCAGCGGTTTGAGATGGCGGCAAGCATCTTGGCGAATGAGAGATCCATTTCGGCTTCATTCAATATCCTTTGCCGCGCCCAGATCACGGTGCTGTGACAGGTCCGGTTGCAGCGGTTTGCAGTGTCTTGATAAGGGTGATGATCCGCCCAACAGGCCATGACGACATGACGAGCCATTGAAACGTGTTTCGTTCGTTTCGGTCCGAGAATGTCATCGGGAGTAACTCCGAAAACGTCCGCCGTCTCCTTGACCAGCAAGTCAAAATCCACGATCATTTAGGCCCCCTTTCGGTTTTGTCTTTACGGAATTGGCGCAGGATTCCAGCGGCAAACTTCCGGCTTACTTCGCCGTATGCCCCGCCGATGAATAGCGTGGCATCTTTTTTCGTAACGCCGTGTTCCCTTCGCCATGCCGCACGGGTAACGCAAATAGTCGAGTCTCCCTGCCCGTATTGATTAACGCTCTCTGATTTGTGTGTTCTCATCGTTTCTATTGGTTTGGTTTTCTGTAGTGTTTGCAAAGATCAAAGCCTGCGAGGGCGCAAACGTCATTCCATGCGAAATGCGAAGGTGACTGTTCCATGTCATCCCATGCGTCCCGGCAAGCTTCCGTGTGAAGCCATGCGAGCCGTTCAGCCATCGTTTCCGGCGTTTGCGGCTCGTCCGTTTGCTTGTCGATTGACCGCCACCATCTGAGGGCTGAAAGAAGCCTGCATCCATCACGGGTGAACCTCTCAATGGCCTGTCCTTGCGCCTCCAAGGGGTCGTCAAGGGCTTCGGCGGGTTCTTCCCTCTCGTCGTTGCATAGCGGGCAAGAACTCTCAGGATCGGGCCATTGACGGCTTCCGCATCGTGAGCAGGCGAACTTCACGCGTCCCCCTTTCCGATTGCCTTTGCGATTGCGGCTCTGGCGTTGTCCCACATTGCGCGGTCGTAGCTGTCTGCTTCCCGTAGCTCTTGTGGCATGAGCATTTGCAGGGCCTCCAGTAGATCAGGCGCGGCGGAAATAAGGCGAGCATTTGCACCAGCCTCGTCCCATCCGTTGCCATGTATCGCCATCGAATCCGGCACGATGTCTTTCTCAAAGATGATCGGGTGCAATGTTCTGTTTCCCTCGCAGTAGGTTCCCGCGATCATGGTTTCTCCAGCGTAAACCGTGCAGCCTAGCTTCATCCATTCTCCCTGTGTGTGTGTGTGTGTCATTGTTTCGTTTTGTTTGTGGTTCATGCGTTTATGTCTTGGACAAAGTATTGCGTCACGTTGGAAAGGTAATTGTGAATTGCAGCGATCCTTACCCCGTGCGCCAGATAAAATGACGATTCGGAAAGCTCGTTTTGCTGATAGTCTGTCCAGCTTTTCTCGTCGTTTCCAATGAGTTTCCAAGCTGCTTCTTTTGTGATTTCTACGGAATGTGTCATGTTTTCAGGTATTGGCGAGGGATCGAACCTCGCCGGGTTTGGATTTAGAAGCTGGAAACGATGACGCCGCCGTCAAATTCTATGAGCGTCCCGTGGTCGTGGGTGTATGAGCGGATGGCTTCTTGGATCTCTTCCTCGTCGCCCGTCCATGTTTCCCCGTCCATGTCCAATTCTAGCCCCATTGCATCGCTTGCTTGTTTGGAGTCGCTGAAATAGTCCGCCGCCCATGCCTCAAGGCTGTCATATTCTGAGAAGTCACAGCGAATGGCGCAAACGTCCAGCTCTAGCTCTTCCCCGGTGCTTTCCTCGTATTCTTCCAAGTATTCCGCAAGAGCGCGTGCGCCGTTCCAGCTCCAAGCTGCATTTTCGTCGGACTTGAGTGCGTGTGCGATGTCTGAGGTGCTGAGTGTCGTTTTCATAGTTTGATTTGTTTTAATTTGATTTGATCGCCCTGCATCGCGGGTCACGCTTGTCTTGTGGAGAGAATGGCGATTAATTGCCAGCAAGCAAGAAATGATTTCTAATTGTTTCAAGCGTGAAGGATTGCGGCGGCGCAGTAAATCACGGCACAAGCGGCGAGTATTCCAAAGAAAATTCCCGGTGCTTTGCGCCATCCGAATATTGCGACCATTGCGACAAGGAACACGGCAGGAATGATGAGGATTGAGGTATTCATGGTTTCGTGTGTGTGAAGCGGGGATCGAACCCGCTTGTGGGTGTTTAATTGTCAATCCGTCCCGTTGCGTCATAGTGCTTATCCTCGCACGCGCCTTCAATCCAAACGCCGCCAGTGTCGGCTGGCCATGCTTTGCGGATATCGGCTCCCGTGAGATTAATGCCAAGATCCCATGCCTTGCTTGTAAGGTCCAACAGGCACGTCCCAAAGATTGCCTTGCCGGGCGTGTAAATGGCGGCCGTTGTGATTTGTTCTCTTTTCATCGTTTCGTGTGTGTGTGTGTGTGAGTTAAGCGGGGATCGAACCCGCTTGTGAGGGTTCAGGCGGGGAATTTGACAATTCTGTTGCCATTTACTTCGTGAAAGAAATCACCTTGAAGGGTTTTTCTCAGCAATCTGAGGAATTTCTTTCCGTCGTTTCGATTGAGGTTTTCCGTTTGCTGGTAAAGTGTGTCATGTCGCCAACAAACCACCCATGGTTTTCCTGTAGTGGGTTTTTCACTCTTAATGAGTATGGCCTGATTGGATTTGATTTGTTCTGTTTTCATCGTTTTTAAGTGTGAAGCGGGGATTAGTGCGAAAGCCCGAAGTTGCCGTTCGTCGGTCAACTGAGAAGAACATAAAGCCCGGAATCCCCATTGTCGATAAATAGTTTCCAGAAAGTGAAAATAGTTTCAAACCATGCCGCAAACGTAGGAACTACAAGGGATTGCCAAGCCACGGGAAAGCTGGATTACAAGCAAACGAGCCGGACAAAGGGACAAAGAACGGCTCCTAGTTACATTAGCAGCGATCAGCCATGCCGGAAGATGTCCAAGCTCGACGTCACCTAGTGGCCAGTTGATGGGTTATTGTCAAATATCCAAGGGATAAGGATAAGCCATGAAATCGAATGATAAGCCCTGAAATCCATTCCCCTTGCCATAGAATAAAGCCAACGTGTGAAGCTAGTTTATCGCTCGCGGGGTTTAGCTTAGGCTTAAAGCTCGCTCCTTCCTCCGGAGGAATTTTAATCATGTTTCCGGAAACGTGTCAAGCTTCTTGCACTTATGAACATTCCACTGACATGGCGCGAGGATCGATTCTGACGCGTCGGGCGTGATTATTGGACCATAGCAAGGGCGAACGATTCAAAGCGATTTTGATCTATCATCTCTCTATCAGGTCACTTGGCACGGCAATGCGCAGACGCAATGGGAATGCAGGTGCAAGCCAGGTGCAATAAGCTAGGCAAGCGGATGATTCAAACGATCGTTTCACATAGCGCAATACATTAGCCAGGCACTAAGGATTAACCGGCGCGTATTCAAACGAGCGTTTCAATTGAACGATGGATTAAAACGGGCGTTGTATTCTTGTGTTGCTAATGAGACGCGGTCGCAGTAGGGGGGGCGGGGGGAGTCGCATCCGGTGGTCAGCTGAAATGCTTATACGGTCCACTTGCCAGACGATTTTTTGCCAACGGGGCCTGTTACTGTTTATAGCCGCTTCAATTTTTAAAAATGGCTAAAGGGGGCTGTGTGCTGTTGTGTGCAGGATACGACGTTAAGCGTCCATTTTTGTGTATGGTATCACACTTTACGATATGTGCTAAATGATCGCTGGCATTATGGCCCCTTTCTTGAGGTTGTCCATTGCCCACAACGGTTGCAGATTCGTATAGTGGTTTAGGCGCACAACGTCATCCATTGTTTTAGCGGATGCAAGTGGAATGATGTGATCCACATGCCATTTACTGCGATTAAACCATCCCATGCCGGAAACAAATTGAGATTCTATATGGCGGCTTAGCTCGTCCCACCCACACCCAAGAATGTCTTTGGTTTTAGAGTTTTTTGAATAGTTTTTGTTTCTAAACGCTCGATTGATTTGCGATCTTACGCCTTCCATGAATGCGTAGAAAGGATCTGAATTCCTTCTTTCCATACGCCTTTTGCGCTTAACTTCATTGGCATGAGATTTATTATTTTGGTAATAATCCCTAGCGTTCTGGCGATGCTTCTCCCTATTCTTTGTGCGCCATTGTTCGTTTTGAAATTTATGCTTCTCTGGATTTTTCAATCGCTGCTTACTTGCAGCTTTCTTTACAGATTCATTTCGCCTAATTGCTGAGTCTAAAGTGATCCACGCCTCACCGTTTTTTATTTTTGCTGTATATTGCCAAAAGACTTTCCCATCGGCTCGTGTGTCCCACCTTTTGTGACTTAAAACAAAATGATTGACAGGGACGTTAAAATCAAATACTTGTTGTGTAGCTTCTTGCATGCTGATACATGTTTGAGGTTGCCGACGCCTCGGACTAATTCCGTTGTGTCGGCGCAATAATACTCTAAATTAACATCTAGTCAATACATTTATGGCGAGTCCAATTAGCTGGGATTTACAAGGTCAAGGTGGAGGCATTGTGCTTTCCACTGCGGCAACTACTTACACTGGCAAGATCCGCTGGATTCAGGTGGTCAATGACGCCGTGTTGGCTACTGTGGCTAGTGCGTCTGGGAGCATCACTGGTGCATCGAGGTTGCAGACTATTACCCTTCCTGCGGGCTTGGGCATTGGTGGTGACTTTAGCTCCGTGGTTCTTACGTCCGGTGTGGTGATTGTTTACTACGCGTAATGTCCCAGTTTGCCCAGAGTGGTGGCGCGATGGATTCTGCGATTGGCGAGACGGCTGATCGTGGGTTTGTGAGCGTGAACCAGAGGCTTCAACTTAACCAACTCCAAGAGGGGGAGGTAAGGGAGTCTCTGAATGGGCGTATGGAGGGGTATTGGAAGCCACGGAAGAACGTGGTGAGTAGGACAGGTGCATTGACTACGGGAGGGTCTCCCTTGCAACTTCCATTCCTCCTGACTGGAACAAGCGTTTTGATCACGGCGGCATCAGTTACCGCTGGCGTGGTTACGCTTACAACTGGTTCTGCTCACGGACTAGCTCCAGGCGCAACGCTAAACATTGCTGGGATTGGCTACACGACTGGAAGCGATCCTAATGGGGTGTTTACTGCGGCGACGGCTTCTGCGTCTACGATCACCTATGCGCTTGCCAGTGGGTCTGGGACATACACCGTTTCTGCCGTTGAGCCAATTTCTGAGGTGATTACGTCAACATCAAAGGCAATCGCTTCGTCCTCACTCGCCACCAACGTGGTGACAATCACAATCACTGCTGGGCATGGGTTCCTTTCGGGAACTGTTGGTTACGGACTAATTGCTGGATTGACCTTTACTGGGACAGATCCAAATGGGCTTAGGCTTTTGACTTACGCTTCAGCAACAACTATGACGTTCCCTGTTACGGCTGCAACTACGGCTGTTTCAGGTGCTGGCACGTTGTCTCAAGCTCCGATCAATGATGATGCTGCGGCCAATGTCCGTGCTTCCTGCTTATTCAGTGATCCAAACGATAGCAACAAGGAGTATGTGATTATTGCCCTTGATACTGTTGCCAAGAAGATCGACTTGGATGGTTATGCGATTACCGACATCCCGTATCCTTCTGGAGACGCTATTGGTGCTGACACTGACATGATCCAAGTGTTCGACAAGGTAATGATCTTCCGTGACGGGCAACAAGCCTTAGAGTGGTATCCAAACGGAAGGGCTATTATCTCTGCGAGTTCAAATGCAACGGCTAGCCCAAATACCGTAGTCACGGTAAACCTAAGAGAACACGGGCTAGTAGTGGGAACCTCGATTACAATTGCGGGTCTTACTACCGGAACGCCTCCCAATGGGACATACACGGTTGCTACGGTAACCGGACAAGACACGTTTACCTTCTTGGCTGCGGGCATTTCGACAAGCACGACGTTTGTTGCTACTGTTGCTACGGCTACTGATGGATTTACCTTGTCTCCCGGTGGAGCTTACACCCAGCCTCAGACCTTCAACATTCAGGCAAAAGATGTTGAGATTGCAAGCGGATTGGTAACTGCGACAGTTACTGGTAACGTAACAATCAAACAAGGCGACATTATTATTGTGCGCCAAGCTGAAACTGTTGATTTCGCCGAAATGGTAGGGAAAGAATACCAAGTTGTGTCGGCAACCACAACGACGATTGCATGGTATGCGCCAGTTGGGAATTACAACACGTCAAGCACCGATATTTTTGAGTTCGGTGGCAGATTTAGCGTAGGCGGTGGCTTTATGCACCAGCCCGGTGCGCCTTGGGGTATCCATTTCCAACGTAGGCTGTGGGTTCCGTTCTATTACGACCAATCCGGGGCTTACAATGTGCCAGTATACACTAGCCGCAAGATTACCGATGAAATATCCGTATCAGATATTCTAGACACTACTACGTTTGACCAGATCGAGAACCAATTCCGTGTAAGCGGTGGGACAGCAGACTTTGTTGTTGCAATGCACGGCTTCTATGACGACGGGTTGGTTGTTCTTAACCGGAACAGCCTTCATCTTGTTAAGGGGACGCTGGGAAGCCTTCTGGACGTTACCGTTAAGGAGCTTACATCTGAGATTGGATGCCTCGCTCGCAAGTCTGTTGTCATGCGTGGCAATGCAATGCTTTTCTTGTCCGACGATGGCGTGTATGGAATTGAGTTCCTTAACGATTATAACCTGCGAGGCACTGAAGAGCCGCTTTCCAAGAACATTCAGCCGTATATAGACCGGATCAACGCTGACTACTCTGACAGAGCAGTGGGAATCTTGTTTGAAAACAGGTATTACCTTGCTGTTCCGCTCGATTCGGTTCCGGGAGCGGGTGATTCTTATGGGAACAACGCCATTTTGGTGTATAACTTCCTAAATAAAGGGTGGGAGTCATTGGATACCTTTGGTGATTCTAGGTTCTTGATTAAAGACTTCGTGATTGGTAGTGCTAGCGAGAGGAACAACCTCTATGCGGTGACATCCAATGGCGGGCTGCATCAAATTGAAGCATCCGAAAGCTCCAATGACACTCTAAACGTGGACAACTCTGCGGCTATTGTGTCCCCGGCAATCAATGCGTCTCTTACGACTAGGGGATACGACCTCGGGACAATGGAACGCAAGCGGTTTACCGACGCGCAGGTTAATATCCAGTCTCTTCCCGGCCAAAACTCGGAATATGACATTGCGTTTGCAGCGGAAGATCCTGACGACGCTCAATCCATAGGCACAACTACAACTTTGCTTGGTGGGTTGCTTACACCTAGCACAGCTACTGAGGCTGAAACGGCAAGCATCCGATGTAGGTTGGGTGGTATCAGGGGCTTCACAGGAACAATGATCTTGACAAGAACTATCGGATCACCCAAGGTCAACTCAGTAAAGGTAGCTGGTTCAGTCACCAACAGACAAATCATTTCACAGAGATAAAGTATGGGCGCAATTGATACTAATTACACTTTCACGGCTACCGACGTAATCACTAGCACGAAGATGAACAACATCCTCGATCAAAGCACGATTACGGCTACTGCTGTTTTTAACTCGACGCTTTCTATTGCTAGTGGGAAACTGCTTGTCGCTGCTGGCGGTGTTACATCAAACGAGCTTGCAGCAAACGCAGTTACCACAACGGCGATTCTGGATGCGAACGTAACTACTGCAAAGCTAGCGGATGATGCCGTAACCAGTGATAAAATTGCACTTGGTGCTATTATTCCAAACTTGCCATCTAATTTCCCAATTCAAATTGTTCAAGCTGTCAAAACTGATGTTCAGACAATTGCAGGAACAGTATCAACATTCAATGACATCACTGGGTTAAGCATAACATTAACAAGAGCAGTTCCAAGCGCATCTGGCAAAGTTCGGGTTCAAGCTGTTATTAATACTACAACTACCGATTCTAATCACGGAGTTGGAATTAGAATCATGCGTGGTGCTACCGTAATTGGAGTTGCAAGCTCTTCCGGCTCAAGAGTGCAAGCAACATCAAACACAGTTTTTGCTGGCAATTATGGCAATGTTCCTGGGGTCATAGACTTTATTGATTCATCGCCCGGAACGGAAGCTACTGTAACATACAAAATTCAAGCTAAAGTTTATTCACCAAGAACCGGGTATATAAATAGAGACTATGTCGATGCTGACAGCAGCGACTACACTTTTAGAACAATTAGCACCTTGACTCTTACGGAGCTTACACCGTGAACTTGCATCTAGCTAAAGCAATAGCAATCTATGGCGAAGACTTTCACAAACTTTTGTATTGGCACTTATGCTTTGGCGTTGTCGTTTCTGATGCCGATAGCTTCGCTATGTGTTTCTACTCGCAAGAAGAATCTCCAGATCAAGCCTGTGAAATTCACCATTCCAACACACTCTTTGTCACCATGTGCGCTGGTGACATGCGGAAAGCTCTTAGAAAGTTCCGCGATGACTTTGAATACATCGCATTCCGGCGTGAATTTAAGAATTCTCCTCGCGTGAGGGTTCACAATATGCAACAATTTTACTCAAAACTCAAATAATACAAGAATATGGGAAGCTCTCCTGATAAAGTAAAGGCTCCGAAAGCGGATTACGCCAAAGACATTTCAAAATTCGTATCGGCTTATGGTGGTGCGCTTCCGCAAATCCTTGGATTTGAAAAGCAGTTTCGTCCAGAGTTTCAAGGGCTAAACCTTGGAGATATTTCTAGCTTTTTGGGCGGCGTTGGTGGTCAAGAAGGCTTGTTTGGGCTTAGCCGGATGGCGTCGCAAGAAGCCGGTCAACAACTGGG